CACCTGCTGCTCCAACAGCAAGTGCTGGAACAAATACAACACAACTTGCTACAACAGCTTTTGTTAATACTTCATTTGCTCCTTTGGCTAGTCCTACATTTACAGGAACAGCTATAGCACCTACACCGAGTGCTGGTGATGATTCAACAAAAATTGCTACGACAGCTTATGTTGTAAATGAATTTGCCCCTTTGGCAAGTCCTACACTTACAGGAACACCTGCCGGTCCAACAGCAACAGCTGGAACTAATACAACACAAATTGCTACAACAGCTTTCGTTTCAGTCGCTGTAGCTGCTCTCGCAGATTCAGCGCCAGACACTTTAAATACGTTAAATGAATTGGCAGCTGCTCTAGGTGATGACGCCGACTTTGCTACTACAACAGCAACGGCTTTAGGTTTAAAAATGGTTAAAACAGCAAATTTAAGTGACTTAGCAAATGCTGGAACAGCAAGAACAAATCTTGGTGTGAATGCAGTAGAATTACAAATACAAAACTCAAGCGGAACAGCTTTGAAAACAATATTTGGTGCTAGTTCGTAATATTAATTTAAGAAGGAAGATATCATGGCAGTAAGAGTACCCTTAAAGAACAGTAGTGGAAATTTACAAGAGATGACTACGGCGGAAGTAAATGCCATCATTGATCAATTTGTATATCAATATTCATTAAGTCCAAGTGTAGCATTAACAGTTGTTGCTTCAGGTGGTTCTTTAGGAACTATTACTGATACAAGAAAACAAGCTGGAGCAATGATTACAAGTACAACAGCATTTCCTAATGAAGCGACAACAGCTGAACCAAGTACAGTTACTATCAACTATGCTAAACTAACATCAACTGGCACTTCGGCTACTCCAACAGCAGACACAGGAACAACATGGCCGGTTTATGCTGCTTCAAGTAATCACATTAGAGCAATGTCTTTACAAGATATTAAAGATACATTTTTACACCCTGCGATAGATTTATTAACAGCTGCTACTACATCAACACAGCAAGCTGGAACATATCACATATCATCAGCGAGTAGTGTATCAGGTTCTACACAAGTCTCAGCAACACCTGTATTTACAGATACAAGAGCAGATACATCATTGTATTCATCTGGTGAGATTGGTGAAACACTAGATCAACCTACAACTATCACTAACTATTATTTGTATAGAGTTGATGGAAGTAATACATCATTTGAAGCGCCTTTCTATGTTAATTCGGGTAATCATTTACAACAATATACTGACGCAGATTTTCAAGCTTTAGCACAAGAGTGGATAAAGAAAACTGCTCATGAGTCAGCAGATGGTTACGCTTTAAGTTATAACTTAGGAGCAACCGGTGATGGTAATGAAAGAGGTTCTGGTATGGGTGATACAATTTTGAATGGAAGTGGTAATTATCAAACAAGAGAAGTAAATACAGACGATTACAGAGCACAAGAGTTTCCAGATGGATCAGCAGTTACGGCCGCTACATACTATTTAAGAATTCATAAATCATAGAAAATCTACGCTTAATCGTTATTTTTACTTTTTGTTTCTCTTATAAATATGGAGTAGAACTAAAAGGAAAAATATGCCAATACCATCAAGTAGAGAACAATTAAAACAGTATGCTTTAAGAGCACTTGGAAAACCAGTAATTGAAATCAATGCTGATGATGACCAACTTGAAGATAGAATTGATGAGGCATTACAATATTTCGCACAATACCATTTTGATGGTGTTAGAAGAACATACCTAAAATACCAATACACACAAGCTGATTTTGATAGAATGACTGTTGATAGAGTAAGTCAATCAACAACTAAAGAAGCTACAACAGTAAGTAATTCATTTACAGGTGATGGTTCAACAAAAGTATTTACTTTAGATACTTCAGCAGATCAATTAAGTTCCGTAAAAGTTAATATCAAAGAAGATGACGATATTCTTAATACATTTACAGGTGATGGTTCGACAAACGTTTTTCAATTAACTAACCCTGCTGATAGTGTAGATGCATTAACAGTTACGGTAGATGGAATACTTAAAACTAGAACAACTGATTTTATTGTTGCTTTAAAAACTTTTGAGTTTGTTACTGCTCCAGTAGCAGATGCAGTTATTGTTGTAAAAATTCGTAACACAGTTCCTGCTGCCGGAACAGATTCGGTTGCTGGTGTTGGTTATACAGTTGAAGATAAAACTCTAACATTTTTTGTTGCTCCATCTTCTAACTCAAAAATTTCAGCTACTATTAGTAATCAAGTTACAACATCTTGGAAAGAAGCACAAAATTATATAATCTGTCCTGAATCAGTTGTATCTGTAATTAATATATTTCCTTTTTCAAGTAAAGGTAGTATGAATGTATTTGATGTTAGATATCAAATGAGACTAAATGATCTATATGACTTTTCATCAGGATCAATGGTCAATTACGATATGGTTATGAGACAGTTAGACTTTTTAGACCACATACTTGTTGGTGAAAAACCTATGAGATTTAATCAACACGATAATAGATTATATGTTGATATGGATTGGAAGAACGATTTACTAGTTGGAGAATATCTAGTTATTGAATGTTATAGAAAATTAGATCCGGACGAACATACAGATGTTTTTAATGATTTAATGTTAAAGAGATATGTAACTGCTTTGTTTAAAAAACAATGGGGTGCTAACTTATCTAAATTCAATGGTGTTGCTATGATAGGTGGAGTTACATTAAATGGTCAGCAAATATTTTCAGAATCATTACAAGATATACAAGATTTAGAAAAAGAAATTAGAAGTTCATTTGAGATGTCACAACCCCTTATGATAGGATAGTGCCATGGCAACTAATCATTATTTTCAAGGAGGAAACGGCATTGGAAACTCCAACGAGAAAAGACTATACGAAGATTTAATTATCGAAGGCCTTAAAATTTATGGTCACGATTGTTACTACTTACCACGAACATTAGTTAATAGAGATTTAATACTTGGCGAAGATACGTTAAGTAGATTTGATGATTCTTATTTACTTGAAATGTATATGGAAACAACCGAAGGTTTTGCTGGCGAACAAGAAGTTATCAATAAGTTTGGTTTAGAAATTAGAGAAGATACAACTTTTGTAATCTCAAAAAGAAGATGGCAAAATCAAGTTGACTCAGCTCATACAATGATTGTTGAAGGACGACCTAATGAGGGAGATATTATTTACTTCCCATTAATGGATAGTTTCTTTGAAATACAATTCATACAAGATCAAGAGCCGTTCTTTCAATTAGGACAATTACCAGTTTATAAATTAAAATGCACTCGTTGGGAATATTCAAGTCAGGAATTAAATACAGGTGTTGAAGATATTGATATGTCACAAGAGGCATACTCATTAGATCAAACTCTACATCAAACATCATTAGAGAGTGGAACATTTGGTCTTCAACTAGGAACACCCGTAGTAAGTAATGACGCTATTAGTAGCATACCTATTCTTGCTGGTGGAGAAGGATTTAAAACAGCGCCGACTTTAACTATATCGGCACCAACTATACCATCTGAAACTGCTACAGTAACAGGAACATCTATTGCTGGAACACTAACAGCATTAACAATTACTAATCCTGGTCGTGGTTATGGATCAACACCAGAAATTACAATCAACTGGATAAATCCAGCATTCCAACCACAAGAATTAAAAGTTACTTCTCTTGGATTAACAAATGGTAAATTAACATCAATTGTATTACCAACTCTTACAGGTATTGGTGGTATTACGAGTGTTGTGGTTACTCCTCCTGGTGGCGCTGTAACGGCAGCTGCTACTGCTACACTTACCGATGGTGTAGTGACAAGCATTAATATAAATGTAGATGGTTCAAGTTATGATGGAACAGTTCCAACAATTACAATATCAGAAAACCTTGACGCTGAAGGAGCTTTACAATTAGAAAACGACAGTGGTGACGGAGAAGAATATTACTTTATCAATGAAGATTATTCTATACAAGAACAATCTGGATATGCTGATAATTTAGATTTAGATAAAGAGGCAGGTTTTGATACTGCTTCAGCACAAGATGATATATTAGATTTTACTGAAAGAAATCCTTTTGGTGATCCAGATGGAGGTGGATTTTAATGTTTGGAACTTATTTTTATAACGAAAGTATGAGAAGAATGACAGTGGCATTTGGCCAACTGTTTAACAAAATACAAATTAAGCATAAAGACTCTACTGGGAAAACTGTTCAATCTATTTCAGTTCCATTAGCATATGCTCCAAAAGAAAAGTTTTTAACGAGACTAGATCAACAACCAGATTTAGATAGGAGAGAATTTGCTATCACATTACCAAGAATGAGTTTTGA